GACACCGTTGACGACATAACCATCTGGAGACTCCCATTGAGTAGCGTATTCTTTGCCGCTCGAGTCCTTTGCCATTTTTACTGGCTTCCAACCGTCAGGAGCTCCAGTCTTTGATTGGATCATCTGCGCCCCTGATACGAACACGTCATCAGGCTGCACTTCGCCCTGGTCAGGAAGACCTTCAAGTCCTTCTTGAGGAATGATTGCCTTTACTGCAGTACCTTTGTTTGACGGTACCTTTACAATTTGACCGGCAACATTAATTCCATTGCTTCCGCGCATGAGCTCAACCTCGACAAGGCCACTATTTGCGTCTGCTTCTGTACCACGGCCGACAACACGACCGGAAAAGCTGCGGAATGAGCCATCGACCATCTTCATCTTGAATGAAAAGCCACCGCCCATGAATGCGAATCGACCATAGCGGTCACGGCGCTGAAGCTTTGCACGCATCGAACGTGCTGCGCGAGAGTTGCCGCCAACAAAGCTCAAAAGACCAGCAACAAGAGGAACTGGAGTATAAGTGCGGACGATTTCAACGTCGCCAATGTCAATCGCTGCAGTAATTGGTACAAGCTGTGGACCAGCAGCGATAAGGCGAGCAAATGCGTGTTGACGTTCGATCGAACCTGGCTCTAACGAGTGAGCACTCGCAACAAGAGCTCTAATCGAATCGTCGACAAGTGGATCTGATGCGACCCATTGTGCGCGAGCAGAACGAAGCGCGCTAGCCGACATCGCGTGAGGCGCTGTTGAGAATGGGTGCCCGATTGGAAGCAAGTCTGAGTTTTCAAGAGATGAAACAGTTGCTTTTGAGATAGTCGCGAGCGAGATAAACGAAGACAGCGCGCGAAGAGCTGAGAATGATCGAATCTCTTGCGATGAGTTGCTTGTGTACGCTAGGCTACGGTCAACTACAGCTAGTGCTGCTTGGCGTGTAACTTGGCGCTCTGGTCTAAATTTAGAGTTTGATTTATTTACGAGTGCAATGGCTTCTGCACGAAGCTGATCAAGCCACTTTGTGTCACGTCTACGCTTGCTCACAGCGAATCAACCTTCCTACGCGGAAGAAGATCCGCGTCTTTGCTATTGTACAATGAAACGGAAAGATTCTTTGCACGTTCAAATGGATTTTCATTGTCTTTCACGCCGCGTGTCCATGCCGCTTTAAGGGCTGGGATCACAGAGTAACTAAGACCTGAATATTCGGCCATTGCTACAAGAGCCTCGTTGGGAGACGCGTACTCTTTTTCGTTTTTCAAAGTGATGTACATCTCAGACTCAGCAACCATCGACGCAGTCACAGCTGTTGAAGCTCCTCGCGAAGATTTTGGGTGCCCTGTCGGAAGAAGATCATTGTCTTGTACGTACCCAGAAACTGGAGAAGATCCAGACGCAAGAAGGCGCAAGAATGCATTCACTCTCGACACAGCAACCGCATCGCGACTTGTTGTGTCGCTCAAGTTGCCAATGTACTCGTGCGCGCCTCTGCGATAGACAGCGCGCAGTGTCGACAATGTAGCTTTGCGACCGCCCGGAGCTTTTTCATTGTGTGCTGACATTTTTTCTTTGAGCATCTCGTCAGTGTTCTTTGCGAAGAAGACTTTGCGCTTAGCACTTGCAGTAACTGCTGTCTTCTTTTCTGGACGATCTTGCTTTTGCTTTACAGTTGCCGCTACGACAACCATTTGAGATCTGCATCCACACATGCAGTCGAGGCCGCAGACACATGCTTCTGGAGAACACATGCAACCTTCTGAGCAGCATGGTGCCGCTGGAATAGGCTGGGCTTCAACGATGGTGGGCACGATAATCTCAGCAACTTGCAGAAGACCAGCGTCAGCTTTTTCCAAGCGGCGTGATGGTTGAAGACCAGAGATTACACGTGCCTGCCAAGACCACTTCTTATGAGTGTCTTCGCGACCGGCGAGAAAGTCTTGTATTCCATACTCACGACAAGCGCCCGCGAGCTCTCCTGCTGCCTTGAGCTTTTCAATGATCATTTCATTGTCGTGAAGAAACTGCATTGTCATATCAATTGGCTCTCCAACGTGGACTGTGTAGTCTTCGACGCACGAGCGGTCGAGCATGTCGGACAGTGAGCCAGGCGCATCAAACTCGAGCTTTAAGATGCTCTCGGCTGTTTCGTCGATTGATCCGTAAAGATCTTCTTGAAGCATTCCAAAAAATTCATGAAATTCTGAAAAGTCCTTGCCTTTAACGTTCCAATGGAATCCGTGAAGTTTCAATTGTACTGTGTAGACACTTGCAAGAAGGCAGCCAAGACTTTCGGCAAGATCTGCTGTTGAATCGTTGTGAAAGCTCATTTTAGTTCGCTCCTATTACCTTATGACTAGAAAATTGTACTTCATTGTAGAACATGTCACTCTCACACGAAACCTTCAAAAGGATTTTCTGGCGGTGCTGGTTCTTCCGCAGTGGCAGGTGGTTGCTCAGCGGGTGCTGCTTCCGCAGCAGGTGCCGGTGCAGTGCCTTCAGCCGGTGTCTGTCCAAGCATTTGCGCAACTTCAGGAGGAATCGGTCCAACGCTTGAAGCTTGCTGATTTGAACGTACAGCATCAACCATGTCAGGTGCGAACGCTTTAATTGTTGCCTCAGTAAGTTCAGGCGTGATCATGCCCTTTTCAAGGATGGTGCGCAGTGCGACTTCATTCGGACTTGGAGCGTCGGCTTCGCTGAATCCGTGAGTACGGCGCCACGTGTCAAAGCTAACTGCCATCTTGTCAAAGCCCGCGTCTGCATCGGCTGCGCGGTCGTTACGCGTTGCTACTTGGCTTGGGTCGTACCAGATGACAAGGCGATCAACCTGAGATTGGTCAAAACCGTTTGCGATGAGATACGGGCGCAAGTAGACAACAGTCAACGCATCTGCGATCAGAAGCATAAGTGGCTCAATGTGCGCCTTGTAGAGCGATTCATCAATCTGCATGGCGTTTGAGTACTTGACGTTTGCCAAACCAGTAACGATGTCCTTAGGAACATCAAGTCCCTGGAGGATACGCTCAAGAACGCGGTCTGCGCGTTGCGCGAGTGCAGGGTCAAAGCTACGTTCAAACTTGAACTGCTTGATCTTGTCGCCAAGTTCAGCAGGTCCACGAATAATTAACGGCACAACCGCGCTTGCTGAGTCTTCATCGCGAATCGGCGTGGTCATCGCGTCAATGAGCTGGTCCTCGAACTCGTCTGTCGTCTCCTCAGGAGTAACGCCGGGGCGTGAGTCATCATAGTCATCATACGGGTAGTCAGGATCTGGAGACGCTGCTACAGAAAGACCGTCAGGAAGGTAGAGCGCGCCAGCGTTCAAACGGGAACGCGCAGTTGCACGGAATGTGCGGTTCAAAAGCAAAAGTTCTGCGCACATGTCGAGCAGCCCACGAAGTGAAGAGTCCGCCTCTTCAGAAAATCTTGGATGTGCACGCCAGATGCGTCCAACGAATGCTTTTTCAGGAAGTGCAAGAATACCATTTTGCACGCGCTGAGAATGTCCACCCTTGCTAAGTAAGTCACGGCGTGAAACGATCCCGTAGTTATTCTTAGAGTCGATCTGGACCTCGTCAACTGAGCGAATATCCCAGGATTCAACGATGCCGCTTCCGAGGCGTGCTGGCATCTGTACGAGGTAGCACTCTCCGGTCACGGAGATGTTTAGAGCCGCGTCGCGCAGCAAACCTGCTTGACCGCCATACGCTGAGTCTAGGCGCGCTAGAGCGCGCTCTGCGGCGGCCGCAAGGCGTTGGTCGACAGTACTTGAATTACGTACAGGTACTGGCGTTTCAGCGGGGTTTTCTATTACTGCGGCATAAAGGCGAATTCTTGAGACAACAGATGCCACGAGGTTAAAAGCGTACTTGATTTCGCCAATTGCGTCGTAGTACTCCCAGGCTTCTGATTGCCATGCGGAAGACGGTGCCTGGCGGCGCATCTTGAATTGCTCAGCTTCGCCTTTATCATTGAGACGGATCTGAGTTGCGGCCGCGGTAATCGTTCGTGGTGTCCCGTAGGTTGCCGCCTGCGCGGGAGTCAGACCTGAAAAGTACGTAAGTGGCGACGAGGCTGTGCTCTGTCGTGCTGTACTTGATTGCTCTCGGCGAAAAACGCCCATCTAAAACTCCTCGTCGCTAGAACGGAACTAGTCGGTCAGTATTGACTAATGCGGCTCAATAATCCTGCTGCACCAGACAAGGCAAATATACCCCAAATGGTGATGGCAGGTGTTGGAGCTATTTTATACACAGTCAGAACAAGTGATGATACCCAAATGCTGGTACACCAGTCACAAGTAATCAAATAGCCAACGCCGCCATTGTGTGGTGGGTACTTTTTCCAGATTTTTTCGCGGATTTTTGAGACAATCTCATCAGTTGTGATTAGTCTTGTGATGCGAAACACGGCAAGAGTTAAAATAATGCCGTCTAAAAAGCTAAATATCATTGTGTAGGGTCTTTCATTGAGTGAAGTGTCTTGTATGGATTCCACGCTCTCAGCATGCTTCCGCAGCCGCAGCCGCTATCCTTGCGGAACGC